ACCAGATATTACAGTTCCAATGGGTACATCTTGATGAAAGTATAAAAGATCTCTCACTAAGTAAGTTTTACCAGTATCACGACGTCCAATGAGAACAATAACTGGTCCTTTATTTTCATTCGGACGAAACGTGATGTTACGCATGTCAAACTTTTTTAATTGTAGAGTCATATATGATAATGAAATATGTTAAATTAATCTAATTTAGCGAATATTTCGTTTAGTAATTTAATTTTGTTTATGTTTCCATTTCATATTGAATGGCATTTTCATTAAAACATAATACTATTAAAAAACAGAGTGAAATTTTGTCTTTAGAAGTTGACAAAAGTGTATATGATCCAATGGACATTAAGGAACATCAAAATTATAATCCGCTTTATTCAGTATTTTATGACTTGAATGAAACAAATTACAATAATGTTTGTTTTCCTGATACTAGTAAGATTGATAAAAAAAAGTCAAGTGTATTCATAAAATACTCTCCGTTATTGGATCCTGTTCATTATTTGATAGGAAAATACTCTAATGAAGAAAAGCAGATCAAAATATTACCCACACTTACTAATAAAGAAGAGTGTATGCAAAAGATGTGTTGTCCTAATAATGCTTCATATGTTGATAATTTTTTCAACTATTTGTCAAGTCAAATTAAGGCACTACATAAGGTTGATAATGCAATCTCTTATTTTGGATCGATATTAGCGATTCAAAAAAAGTTCAAATATAATATCACAGATGATTTAGAATATCTACAAGAATCTGACTACTTTAATAAAAACAAAAATATTACGTATGAACTTCAAACTTCTCATATTTATAATATGAATAATGCGAATACACAAACAAATCGACCTAAGATACAGATTCATGATGAAGAAGTTCTTAATGACGTTGAAGATATAATTTGTGACGACATTGTAGAAACAATCACACTAGAAGAAAGCGATCTTTCTGACGTTATTTATAAAGTTGATTCTGACAAAGAAGATAACGATGACAGTGATGATGACAGTGAATTATGTTACAGTTCAGATGAATCAGTTAGTGGAGATATCGAAAATATTTCAGACTCTATAGGAGAAGGAATATATAATGACCCTCAAAATGATGATGATGACGATGATGATGACGATGATGACGATGATGACGATGATGACGACGAGGATGAGGAGGATGAGTCATTTTCATATATATATGACTTTCCAGTACAGATGATCGCAATGGAAAAATGCGATGGAACATTTGACAAATTACTTGAAGATGAGACTTTGGAAGATAATGAAATAATAAGCGCCTTGATTCAAGTTATTTTTACATTAATCATTTACCAAAATTCATTTTTGTTCACACATAACGATTTACATACGAATAATATACTTTACAAAAATACGACTAAAAATTTTTTGTTTTATAAATACAAAAACAATACATATAAAGTACCTACATATGGTAGGATTTATAAAATAATTGACTTTGGTAGAAGTATCTATAAGTTTAAGGATAAAACGCTTTGTAGTGATAGTTTTGCATTAGAAGGTGATGCGAATGGTCAATATAATACAGAACCATATTTTAACGAAAAAAAGGCAAGATTAGAAACAAACATGAGTTTTGATTTGTGCCGACTTGGTTGTTCAATGTACGATTTTTTGTTTGACAGTGATGAACCATTACCAAAACAAATGACAGAAGTTCAAAAAATTGTTTGGAGATGGTGCCAAGACGACTATGGAAAAAACATCCTTTACAAACGCAATGGAGAAGAAAGGTACCCAAATTTCAAATTATACAAAATGATTGCACGTATAGTTCATGGACACACACCAGATAAACAATTAGAGTATTCGATTTTTTCACAATATAAGATTTTGAAAGCAGATAAAAAACTACCAGTTATAGATATAGATAAAATCCCCAAATATTATGGTTCTTAATCAATGATAAATATGTGACATATAAATATATTTTTATTTATATACTAACCATCTTTATGGAAAACAACATGAAGATGTTGAGAGATTTTCAGAAAAATGGTATAAAAGTCTTGGAAAACTGTAGCCAAAATGTTCTAGAAAATATGGTATTATTGTCGAATAAACAATACCATTGCTACCAAGATGGTGATAATTCACCCTTTCTTACAGATTCTCAATACGATGTACTGAATGATTTTATAACTGAAAAATTCCCAAACTCTCAATCACTTGGTATAGTCGGATGCGAAATACTTGATTCTAAACAAAAGGAAGTACTACCAGTAAATATGCCATCAATGGATAAAATAAAACCTGACACAAAATCTCTTGATTTGTGGAAAGGGAGATTCAGTTCTCCATATGTGATATCGGACAAACTAGATGGAGTAAGTGGGTTATACAGCACTATCAATAACAAGCAATCTTTATACACTCGAGGCAATGGTACAGTTGGTCAAAATATTTCTTCTTTATGGGAATGTATATCGGACATTCCAATGATTCCAAATGTTATCATACGTGGGGAATTTATAATATCAAAAAACATATTCAATCAGTTTTATAAAGATAAATATTCAAATATTCGAAATATGGTTGCTGGTTTAATTAACAGCAAAAAGAAACTTTCCATTATGAAGGACATACAGTTTATCGCATATGAAGTTATTGAACCGGTAATGAAACCAAGTGATCAAATGTTGTATTTAGAAAACTGTGGTTTCAATACAGTAAGAAATGAAACTGTAGATTATTTATCAAACCCATTATTGTGTGATTATTTGATAAAGCATCGAGAAACAAGCAAATACGAGATAGACGGTATAATTGTGTCTAGTGATAATATATTCAAAAGAACTGAAAGGAATCCAGAACATTCTTTTGCGTTTAAAATGGTTATTTCAGATCAGATTGCAGAAACAGAAGTAGTTGATGTAATCTGGACTGCTAGCAAAGACGGATATTTGAAACCTCGTATTCGTTTGAATCCTGTAACTATAGGGGGATCAAAAATAGAATATGCGACTGGATTCAATGCAGGATTTATAGAGCTAAATAAAATTGGCATTGGAGCAATCGTTAGTGTAGTGCGTAGTGGAGATGTGATACCATATGTTAATAAGATTATCAAACAAGCAGATACACCTAAAATGCCTACCGTTCCATATACATGGACAAATAGTCACGTTGATATTGTAGTTACAGATAAAGACAATGATCCGACTGTATTAGAAAAACAAATAACATCATTCTTTACTACAATTGAAGTAGATGGATTATCGTCTGGAAATGTTAAAAGAATAATAGATTGTGGTTATGATACGATTCCTAAAATAATTCGAATGACGGAAGAAGATTTTATGAAAGTAGAAGGCTTCCAAGAAAAATTATCTAAAAAGATTTGCAATGGAATTCAATTAAAAATTCAAAATGCGGACTTTTCAACTTTGATAACTGCTTCAGGATGTTTAGGAAGAGGGATCGGAGTAAAAAAAATTAAACAGATTTTAGGAGAATTTCCTGTAATTTTAACTTCATCTGAATCAGAAAAAGAAAAGATAAGAATGTGTCAGAGAATAAATGGTATTGGAAAAGAAAATGCCCAAATATTTGTTCAAAATATTCCTAAATGTATTCATTTTCTAAAATCTTGTAATTTACAAAATAGAATGGAAAAACAAGAAAAAAACTTTTTTCCTAAAGAAGAAAATGATTTAAAGAAAACACATCCATTATTTGAAAAAAAACTTATATTTACAGGATTTCGTGATAAACCATTTATGGAATATTTAGAAAGAACTTATGGTGTTTCTTTTTCCTCATCAGTGTCTAAAAATATTTTTATAGTTGTGACAAAATCACTAGAAGATAAGAATACAAAGATATCACAAGCTGGAACTATTGGAATTCCTGTAATGAGCTATGAAGAGTTTAGAAAAACATATCATTAGCATACCGACAAAATAATTCTAAAATAGTATTATTTTGTTATTTCCTATCACTTTTATATTACTCTTCAAAGGGCTTCCTTTGAATTGTATTGCTTTTTTCGGTGTTTGCAACTTCTCTACTTTCAAAATCAACAGTTTCTTTTACACCTACTAAATTACCTTCTTCATCTATAGTTTGTGTAAGCTTATTTCCGCTTTTCTTTGCTTTATCTATGTTGTCTTGTATAGCTTTGCGTTTTGCATCGTACAATCGTTTTTCAAATTCTTCCTTTGCTTTCTTTTCATTTTTCAGCTTCTCGTGATGAAGTTGATTTAATTCTTCCTCTAAAAATTCTATACGACCTGTTTTGTACGCATCTGGATCTAAAGGTGTCCAAACGAAATTTCTTCCAACAAAAATATCATGATTTGGATCTTTATCGCGAAGTTCTTTAGCGTATTTTTCTGCTTCTTCTGGTGTAGAAAAGTTACCACGGTTTATGAATCCACGAACAGAGGTTTGAAATTGGTTTTCATTGTTAAACTGTTGTCCAAGTCTTTCTTCATTCTTGTCCATAAACTGCTTAAAATCTCCATCAACATCTTCTCTCTTTAACACATTTTCTTCTTCTTTACAAAACTCTACTAAATCATTCATTATTGATTCGGCGTCAATATTGTACTTGAACGATAGAAATTGAGTAAAATCTGAAAACATAGATACTGCTTTACTATATTGCCATTGTTTTACGAATTTTTCAAACATAAATATATCTCTTTTTTGAATTATTTTTTCCGGAGAAACAAATGAATAACATCCATATTTTTGGTTAGGAATAACAGGATCTTCATTCAATAAATCAACGTATTTAGGATTAAGTTTGTTATTGGACGTTGTCTTTTTCTCAAAAGTTTTGTTAGACATGTTTAGGAATTATTATATAATACTATCTATATTCAAATTTAAGTTCTTTTATTATGATATATTTTTTGTTTTAGTATATTATAACAAAGCATGACTAATATGGTTGACTTTAGCGAATTTGTCAAAAGAGCAATTAAATATATTGTTGAAGGTATCATGGTTGCTATTGCAGCATTTGCAATCCCAAAACAGAAATTAAACATTGAAGAGGTCGTAATTATAGCGCTTTCAGCTGCAGCAACGTTTGCCGTATTGGACGTATTTGTCCCTACTATGGCTGCAAGTGCAAGAGGAGGTGCAGGATTCGGTATAGGTGCAAATCTTGTCAAGTTTCCAAGGTTGGGTTAAATAAAACAAGTAAATTTAAACCCTCGAAGATATAAAATGAGACATTTCAAATCTTCACTTTCAACAAAAATAACATTATCATATTTATAACGTTATTTTATTTTGTTTATACCAGTGAAGATTTGAAATAAGATCTCATTTCAGAGCGTCATTGTAAAATGTTACTTGTATCTATACTTCAATATTTCATTACTTTCATTTACTGAGCAAAATTTATCATTACAATTAAAATCGTGTACGGAACGAATAAGTTTTGTATAATTATTTTCAAAATCACAAATATCTAAATTATTTGTTGGTTTATAAAGTACTCTAAAGTTGATTGCTCTTCGTTTTGTGTTTTTTACAATTAGATCGCTGCAATGGAAAACAGATGGATTCATTATAAATACTTCTCCAATTTTTGCATCAAGATACTTTATTTTTGGATTCAATTCATCAATACTATTAAATTTACTAGTGATCTCAGGAAAAAAATATCCAGATCCATTTTTTGTAATTGTAACACCATTGTTTTGTATGCTTATTGCACGAGCAGGTTCTACCATATCTGTTTCCATTATAAACATATTTCCTCTTGGTTTAATTTCATCATCTTCTTCTAGCAATATCCAAATTTGAAAACCATTACTTTGACAAAATGTCCCCCATTCTAGATCTGTATGAAAAAATGGAAAATAATTTCCTGGTATATTTAGTAAATCTACTATAACAAGGTCATCAACGTGTACTGGTTTTTGATCACAATGAATATATTTAGCAATTCTGCCAAGAAGTACATCCAATGTACTGTGATCCGGATTTTTTATTTTTAAATCATCTAATAATCCATTTGTAATATTTTTATTAAGAAGAGAGTATTCGTTTTTTGCATTCCTATTTATGTTTATTTTATTATCACCAACGATAATATCATCATTGTAATGTGGTTTAATAATATTATTGAAGTTATCAAAAAAATATTTTGATTGATAATTAATAATTGGTGTAAAAAAATAACTCAAAATAAAATAATACGTTTCTTTGGTATTGTAATAGTAATTATAAATACAAGTTAATGTAATAATAGTTATAAGTATGTAAAATACATTTTTTATTGTTTTGTTAAAAAGTTTATGTTTCATATATAATTACATTTGAAATATTAGATTTCAACAAAAATAACATTATCACATTTATGACATTATTTAGGGTATGCTTGTTTTAATGTGTTTTCTTATTGTAAAATTGAAGCATTTATAATCTTTACAAATCAAAAATAAATGACAAATGCCTAAAACAAAGTATAATTTAAATTTATTGAATAATTTTGCATCGGAGTACAACATAACTTTTATGACTCTAAGAAACAAAAAGTAAAATGTCACATGTAGTAAAACATTGTGTTTTGGTATTCAAACGCATTAAGAATAGAAATTTACACTGTAGGGAAATATTCCCAATCTAAATAATCACAAACTTTTTTCCAAATCATATCTTGTTCTAGTTGCTTGATTCTGTCTTTCATCATTGGAATAAAAGGCAAATATTGATGTTGATCTAGTAATACACATAATTGACATAAAATATAGGTATAGTTGAAAAAATTAGTTCTTGTAATAGGACAAAATATAGCCCATGGTTGCTGTATTTCAATAAACAATACACAAAGTGTATCAATTAATTCTTCATTCATCAATGGTGGTTTAATTCCCAATATAGAATTTATATATTGAATATGTTCAAAATATTTATTATATCCCAATATGCTTAATATATTTCGCATTTCTAAGTAATTCAATTCACTTATTTTCTTCCTTTCTTTTTTAATTCTTTGTTTTACAGCGTCAAGAACTTCTTCAGGTATCTTTGTTGTTTCTTTTGCTTGAAATTGTGATAATATTTCTTTGAAATGATTTAATCGTATATAAGCAGTATAAGATACTTCATTTGGCATTTCTTTGTTGAGTGGTTTTTGATTATCTATAATGTTTGTCATAAATTTACCACATTTTACATTGTTACAGATAAGAACACCTTCTTCTTCAAGTGGAATTAGTTCGCCTTGATTGCAAAATAAACATGTTTCTGTATTCATGACGTAATCTTGCAATTGTAACGTGTCATTTGTTCCTACATTTTTCCAAAACTGTTGATATAATTTTTTGCTGTTTTTATACTTATCGGAATGTACATTGGAACTCTCATCTGTTGTACCTTTTATTTTGAAAAAAGAATTTATTGTATTGGAATCTTTAACGTTGTCTCCGTACGATATTTTCTGTTTTTCTTCGTAGTAATGAAATATAATTTTGGCATTTTTCATCAAGTACTTATTTTTAGATGTTTCTAATTCACGTACTTCTTTCATTTTCGATTTGATCGTTTCAACGTTGTCGTAATAAGACTCATTTTTTTTATTTTTATTTTTTTTCACTTTTTTTTTAAGTCCTTCTATTTCAGTTTTTAATTTAGGAATTGTATCGTTTTCTATTACATAATACATTTGCATTATATCATTATGTTTTTCATCGAGTGTTATAGTATTTTCTTTTTTTTTTAGATTTGTCTCCATTACATTTAAGTATTCCATTGTTTTAAATTATTTATTGTCTTTTAATAAATAATTATTTTTATAGTACGTTTTTGTGCATTTTTTCCATGAAATATATCACATTTTCACCCTACATATATGGTAATCATTATTTTTATTATTTTTATTTTTTGTATTTTTAGTCTAGTGTTTATGTAGCGCAATACGGTAATTATTGAAAAATAAAAATATTTAGGCATATTATATTAATCAGAATGGCTGGTGCACTCATGCAAATCGTCGCCTATGGCGCCCAAGATCTTTTCCTAACTGGAACCCCTGAAATCACTTACTGGAAGGTGTCTTATCGCAGACACACAAATTTTGCTATGGAGAGTATTGAACAAACTTTCCAGGGCCAGGCTGACTTTGGACGACGTGTAAGCGCTGTTTTGTCAAGAAACGGTGACCTTGCTTACCGTACGTACCTTCAGGTTACACTTCCTGAAATTAGTCAAGAACTTAACCAATCTGGAGATGTTTATGCTAGATGGTTGGATTACATTGGTGAGCAGATGGTTGCTGTTGTAGAGGTTGAAATTGGTGGCCAGAGAATCGACCGCCAATACGGTGACTGGATGCACATCTGGAACCAGCTTACCATGAGTTCCGAACAACAGAAAGGATACTGGAAGATGATTGGACATACCACCCAGCTTACATACATCACTGATCCTAGCTTTGCTTCTGTTGCTGGACCATGTGCTGCATCTGGAGGACCTGCTCAGGTTTGCGCACCTCGCAATGCTCTTCCTGAGACCACTCTATATGTTCCACTTCAGTTCTGGTTCACAAAGAACCCTGGACTTGCACTTCCTCTTATTGCTCTTCAGTACCACGAGGTTAAGATCAATCTTGATATCCGACCTATTGGAGAGTGCTTGTGGGCTGTAAGTTCTCTATCATCTACTGGAACATCAAGTGTCCAAGTTACAAGTGCATACCAGCAATCTCTTGTTGCAGCTTCTCTATACATTGATTACATCTTTTTGGATACCGATGAGAGACGCAAGATGGCACAGAACCCTCACGAGTATTTGATTGAGCAGCTTCAATTCACTGGAGATGAGTCGGTTGGATCTTCATCTAACAAGATCAAGCTTAACTTCAACCATCCTTGTAAGGAGCTCATCTGGGTTGTTCAGCCTGATGCCAACGTTGATTACTGTGCTTCTCTTGAGGGAGGATCTGTTCTTTACAAGACTCTTGGAGCTCAGCCTTTCAACTACACTGATGCAATTGATGCTCTTCCTAACGCTGTACATGCTTTCGGAGCTCCTGATGCTACATCCGGAACTGATGCTTTCATTACCGATAGTGGTCTTTTCGAGACCATGGGTGCAGGTGATGTAACTGAAGCTGCTACTAATTGGAGTACACCATTTGATGCTACTACTGCATCTGGTGTTTCCGATGCTGGTACATTCGTCCTCGCTGAGACTGCTCTTGATATGCATTGCTGGGGTGAGAACCCTGTTGTCACTGCTAAGCTTCAGCTTAACGGACAAGACCGATTCTCTGAGCGTGAGGGATCTTACTTTGACGTTGTTCAGCCTTACCAGCACCACACACGTGCTCCTGACACAGGTATTAACGTCTATTCTTTTGCTCTTCGCCCTGAGGAACACCAGCCATCTGGATCATGCAACTTCTCCAGAATCGACAACGCTGTTCTTCAGCTTGTTCTTTCCTCTGGAACAGTTGCTGGTGTCAGTACCGCAAAGGTCAGAGTCTATGCTCTATCTTACAATGTGCTAAGGGTAATGTCAGGAATGGCAGGTATTGCTTATAGCAATTAAATATCGTATTTTGCACATACTTCAAAAATTATACTTTTTATTACAAGTATAATTAAACAAATCAATTATATATGAATCATACTCACAATGTAGATTTACTATCTACAAGAGAAAGATTACGGAAAATACATGTCTGGTTAA